TGGTTTACGTTAATCCTCATTACCCTAACCACCTGGGCCGCCAGAGGCTGTTTGCTGCTGTGCATAACGATACTCATACCGACCTACTATGCCCATGAGGACCAGGATGGCGAGCAGACAGATGATTGTGCGGGTCATGGCTGCTCCATAGTTGTTAGAAAAGATTTTCCTTGTTTAAAATCACAAGTAAAAACACGCGTCCCGGCCTCAAAGTTATTTGAGGCATGGCTGATATAAATAATTTGCAGTCCTATCTTTTCTGCTAATTCTTCCAATACCATACTTGCCTGGGACTGTAAGTCAACGCTCAAGTGTTTAAATGGCTCATCCATAAGCAATAGGGGCCTGACCCGGCCTTTACTCATGCTAATTGCAGCTACCCGCAAAGCAAAAGAAACAATATCAACCACCCCGCCCCCGACTGATGTCATTGGAGATAATTCTTCCCCGCCCCGTTCCAATAGTAAGTCGCATTCTGTCCGTCCCCGGCGTTCTATGAACTTGACTTTGAATGTGTATGGTTCTTTAGGAAAGACAGAAGAAATGGCAGCAGATACTAAATTACTAATATGATATTCCAATTCTTGCTGGGTTCGAAGTCCTACTTGCTTAACTACTTCTAATGCCTTTTCTGTATTTTGTCGGGCCAGAGAGAGCTTTTTCTTTTCTTTATACAAGGACTTCTTTCTGCGTTTACATTCTTCTTGAGTCCCTTTCAACCGTTCCAGGCGATGCCGGGCATTTTGAATCTTAGAATTCATAATCAGTCTCTATTTTTTGCAAACCCTGTTCGATCTGTTGGTTTAGGCTATGGAGTTCTTGATTTAAGGCCTCTAATTTTACCTGCGCCTCATGTTCGTCCTTGCATCCGAATTCCTCCTTGAGAGATGCTTTTAATTGGGATAACTGCCCCCTGTATTCTGCTGCCTCTTGTGAGGACTGCTCGGCCTTTTTCTTCAAATCCAATAACTTCTTTGCCAGTGGGTCCATAATTTTAATCCTCCAATGATTGCCAGATGATACTTTCAACATTAGCAGAAATACTATTCGAGGACAGGAAGTTCTCCAGGTTTTTCCTGAATGATACTTCTGTTGTCCAGTCCGTGTTTAATTTCTCTACAAAGGCAGCAATTCTTTCATCCTTTTGTTTGACCTGTTCTATATGCTGTCGTGAAATTACATTCTCTTCAATGGGCAGGTAGACAGGCCGGACCTCCCTGCTTTCTTGGTACCATAGATATACCCGGGGCTTAAACCCCCCTTGATCTGCTGACATGCGCATGAGGGCCCCTGGGTTTACCAATGCCCGCCCTTGGTGCTCCTCTACAAATGGGACATGGTTGTGCCCTGTTAGAATGAGCACAGGTTCTTTATACTTGCGCAGTAGTTGCCGGGAATTTGGATCAGGACAGCCGGGCCAGGGTTCTTTTCCTTGGTAAGTCATGGTATGCCAGACTAAGATATTCAGGATGCTGTCCGATAGTAATATTTCTTCTTGTCCCCAATGCACACCATCGAGAAGCCGGATTACTTTGCTTGCAAGCAGGGTATCCACTCCACTCCTTTCTTTCATATCCAGACTATTTTGTGGCAAATCATGGTTCCCATATACTGTCCAGAAATCATTCGGGATATTGCGGATTGTTTCGGATAGTAAGTATGGGCTGGGTTTCCAATGATTAAATAAGTCCCCAGCATGTAGAACAGGACAATCATGCTTTTCCTGCAATTCAGATACAAATCGCACTTTCTTCCATTGGGCGTCCCAGTAATTGTCTGTCCTGCATAATGGAGTATCTTCCCGAAGGTGCCAATCGGCAGTCAAGATTGCTGTTGCCTTCGTAGGCTGTTTAGTCCGTTTCATTTGATCTCCTGTTCACAGAGCGGACAGGTGTCTGGCATCAGTTGCTCTAATTCTTTTTTCATACTTTTTGCTGCTTCAATGGCCCGCAGTCCTTTGGATTCTACAAGTTCTATCTTCGCTAGCAATTGCTGTATACGAGCGGCTTGTCGTTCTTTTTCCTCTGCCTGTTTCTGTATTTTTAATAGCGCTTGGATTGGCTTGAGAGCTAGGGCTTGAGAACTGGCTATTTCCAGGGCATCTTGGACTGCTTGGTATTGAGAACGTAGTTGCCCTAGTTTGAATGCCTGCTGCTTCTTAGTTATCAGTTGCTGCATATCCGCATCTAAGCGGGCTAGAGCCCCGTTTGCCTTTGCTTTCTTTTCTGCTGGGCCTAGTTTAGCTTGGATTGCTTGAATTTGTTGCAGCTTTGCCGCAATATTTCGTTTATCGGAAGCAATTGAATCCTGCCTCTTCTCTAGCGCTTCCAATCCCGCAACAGCATGTTCCAATGGTTCCAGGAAAGCAAAGCCGTCTAATTCCTGGCTTGTCTCATTGTACTGCTTCTCTATAAAAGTTTGCTCTTGTCCTATCTTACGCAGGCTTGATTGCAGATTCTTGACAGACTTATCTATATCAGATAGCCCGGCAATATCGTTGAAGAATTGGGCAACTTCACCGGGACTGCTTGAAAGCAGAAAGGGGCTACTTATCTGATGCTGGATATTTATGACCGGGTCAATGGAAAGCAGGCCTTGGACTGCCTCCGGTACTTCTTGCCCGGCAAGCAATTTAACCCCGTTCGATAAATATACATTTTCTGTATTTGATCGCTTGCGGGTGATTTCTGTTTTTTCATCTAAGGTGATATCAATTGTGCATTCTTTCTGCCCCCAACGAATAAATGAAGTCCCCAATGGGCGGTTTGTAAAAACCCAGTTCAATGCTCTGAAGACGGCCGATTTACCCGAGTCACTGGAGCCAACGATTACGTTGACCCCAGAACTCAGGTTGAGGCAGGAGGACAGATGGGATTGGAAATTCTTAATCTTGATTTGCTTTATCATTTGCGGGTCCTGGTAGTTTCATCCAATGGCTTGTAAATAATGCAATATTATGAGAACTGTCAAAACAAGTAGGGTTTTGCACCCATTCCTTTGCATGTTTTCGTAATATTTGAGATTCCACAACCCAAGGACATTCTTTTTTATAATTCCAGGCAACTACCAATTCTTGTGTATCTGGAGGTAATCGTTTGGTATGTGGGATCCAACAAGTTTGTAAAAATTCTTTCTTGGTCATGCTGTCTTTCCTTATTGATATTATACCCTCTTTCTGGCATTTGACTTAGGCGTAGAACCTGGGTTCTATATTATACTTTGCAAATAAGCATGCCAGTTCTTTTGTCAGGCTCCCTGACTTGGGAAATCCAGGCACCTTCCTTTTTCCATCAATTGCTTTAACAAGTTCATTGTAGCTTGATTTCATCAGCTTGGGGTTCTTGGGAGCTTCAGAAGGATGGAGATAGACCGTCTGCTCTTTTTCCAGGTACAAAGCCATCCGGCGTAATACATTGGGCAGTTCGGCTTGGGATATATTATACCGCATGCAGTTATTTTCTACTTTGCCAAGAAGCACGTTACAAGCGCGGCATAGGACACCCCGGACCCTGCCTGAGCCCCCAACCCGTCTGGTGTGGTGGTGGTCCAAGACAGGGGCATTTACGAGCCGATTACAGAGGGGGCAGTCCCCATTCTGTTCCTGCAATAACTGTTCTCGCAAGTCCTGGACATCATCATAGCGTAATTGAATCAATTTAACCAAGAAACGCCTCCCAATCATCAACCAAGTGGCGCATCCTATTAAAGCCCATATCATCACAAAGCTTTCGCATCCAGAATGCATCAAAGTGAGAAGGCTTTGGAATAGGTGCTTTTGTCTCAGGGAGGGGCAGGCGGACAAGGTATTCATTGAATTCAATCAATTCTTGGTTTGCTTGGATATCTTTGTACTTCTTAGAGGAAGGATTCATTTTGCCTGTCAAGTACTGGATTGCCGTCTTTTCACCAACCCCGGTAACCCCCTTGACATTATCTCCGCTGCATCCGGCAATTTGCTTAACCATAACCCATTGCTCCGGTGCAATCCCGTATTGCCTGGTGAATGCGTAGTTATCAATCCGAAGTTCTTTCCCCAGGTTATACATATCACAATGATCTAAGAGTTGCAGCATATCATCATCAGAAGTGACAATTGTAAATCTGCGCTTCGGGTCATTCTTAACCAGGGCCCCGATAATATCGTCCGCCTCGCATCCTGTTTGCCTGAAATTATTGACGAACCCTAATTGAGGCAGGATTTCCGCTCGCAACTGTTTGAATTGCATAAAAGCGGCAAGCATATCAGGGTCAGGCGGCCCGTCTTTCCTGCGATTTGCTTTGTAATCAGGGTAGTATTCTTTTCTAAAGGACTTCCGGCTGTCCCAGGCAAAGGCAATTTCATCTGGGCGTTCTCTCTTAATCAAAGTGAATAATTGATTAAGGAATCCGTAAATCACCCCTGTTGGTTTTCCTTTGTATGACAATGGGCCTGTGGTAAACCTGGCTCTGTGCCCTAGATAAGGGCAATCAATTACCAGGATATGTTCCATTAACGGCATTCTTTCCACCCGCATGTTAAGCAAACCCAGGTATCTTCGCCCATCAGTATCATTTCATTTTCGCAATTAGGACAAGTCATGTTCCCTTCTTTTTGGTTTCCGCTCTTGTTCAAACTTGGATTCAATTTCTTCCCACAAGTCGATCGTTTCTTCCCGTAAAGCACTTTCCAGGCCTTGTTCTTCTACATAGCTGATGGCATCTTCCATAGATACTCCTGCCTTTTCCCCGCCCACTACATAGGTGGTTGCTTTAGTATACTGCTTGACGAATTGCAGATTGGCTCTGATATCATCAATCCCGTAATCGAACATGATATAGATGGAAGTTTGCCGGTAAGGTTTCCAGACAGAAGATTTGAAAACTTCTATATCAGTTTCTACACCAATGATACGGGTAACATCTTTGCCGGCAATTTTCTTCTTTTCCTTAATCTTGGTTGAACCCATACAGCGCAATCTCAGGCTGGAATAGAACCCGATTGCTTCTCCTCCCGGGCTTTTATACTTCTGCCCGTAAGGACCGGCATCCAGGTTTTGTCTGACTTGGTTAGAACAGACCATAAGAAAATTCTTTTCTGTCAAAGTACGGCAGGTTTTCCGGCATTCCTCACTGAATTCTTTTGCCCGACGCATTCCGTACTGGTCTTTTCCTTCCATCTCCCATTCCGTGGATAAAGCAGCCAGGGAATCGGCAAAAACACCATGCACAGGAGCCTTGGTTTCTGGTTGCCATTCTCTAACAGATTTGAATACTTCAGGAACCGTACTGGGGGTGTCATATGTAATAGTATCCACATCTAAATCAAATATCCTGGCAAATTGCTTATTGAGGCGTGCCTCTGGGTCCCTGAACAGGATTTCACCACCGTGTCTTTGGATAGCCCCTGCGATCTCGCATAACAGAACAGTTTTCCCAGCTCCAGATGGTCCAAATATTTCAACCAGTATACCCCCTGGGATTCCGCCCCCGCGAACCCGGCCCCCGGATATAGCTAAATCCAGTAAAGTAGATCCAGTTGATATAAATAGTTCGCTACCATCATATTGCTTTTTCTTCTTTACAGGAGCACCTGCGTTAGCTTTGACTTGATCAGATAACTTGGTCCTCTGCATCTATTCCTCCCAGGCCATACAAAATTTCCATTTCTTTCACAATTTGTAAGGCTTTTGTTTCTTGTATATTGCGTTTCATTAATCTGAGCTTCATTTCATGCTGGTATTCCCTGAATCGGGCAAGAATTTCATGGGGTGTTCTCCAGCGGGGCTCCCCTCGGTTTAATTGAAGGCGGCGTTTCCATTCAGTTTGCGCCCTATTTGCAAGGGCTCGAATAACAAACTCTTCTTCTTCTCCTTGCTCTATGATTTCGTCTATTTTTTCTCTAACAATAGCTGATAAGGTTGTCCCGCGATATAAAGCAAGCAAATTAAGATAATCAGCATCCCGTCGGGGGATATAACCCCCGACGAGTTTATCGCCTCCACTTGTGGGCCAGGCTATGCTGAATGGATCGCCTTCTGAACCGAGTGGATCAACCTTCTTTTTCCTCAATGCAGTTGTCCCATTCTTCGCATTCATTGCAATCCTCATATTCATCTGTGTCTACTCCAAATGTGTGGTCAAAGGGACACTTTCCTTTGGCCTTTTTCTTTCCTGCTGGTTTCTCAGCTGCCTGTTTTTTTCTTTTCCTGGCAGGTTTAGGGGCTGATTTTTCCTCCTCTTCTTCCTCTTCGGGGGCTTCCTCTTCTTCATCTTCCTCCTCTTCTTCAACAGGAGCTGGCGCCGCTTTCTTTTTCTTTCTGGTCGGTTTTACTGGGGGTTCAGCTTCTTCTTCCACAGCAGGCCCCTCTTCCACAGCAGGCCCCGCCTGTTCTGTTTCCAATTCAAAGAACTTAGCTTCGAGGGATGCATAATCCGGTATGGTTAGAACCTCATCCAGATTAGGGACTTTTTCTAACAAAGCCTCATCATACTGCTGATCCCGTTCTTCAAAATCAATCCGGCTTACTTTTGCAAATGGGTTTTTACCCAGTTTCTCTGCACTAAACCGGACGCGTAAGGTCATGCCCTCTTCCAGGTCAGGAAAGACGCCATAATCATCATCTTCAGCAAGTTCATCATTAAGCATGTCTTGGAAACAGAACTGGCTGATGTCCCATAAATGCACTTTTTCGTCATAGTCTTTCATGCCTTTGGGGATTACAAGATAGAGGTTTCGGAGTGAGGGCCGAAGTTCTTTGACTTCATCATACTCCACCCCTTCCTTTAACCGGGCTGCTTTGTATTCACAAATAGGGCACCGTTGCCCGCTTGAAGTAGGACAAACCACGGCATCATTCTGAACACCAACATTGCGGTGTAGCTTGTATGGTTTCTTATACCAAAGCTCCCCCGGGGTTGCCACTTCATGCTTGTCATTCCGGTCCATGTGGTTCGGGTCTGTAACTTCATACGGGATTACATCAAAGCTGGCCCGCCCTCCTGGTTCCACCTTAAATACAGATACGCCTTTTGGTAAATTCAAGTGCCCATATTGGGCCCCGGCTGTTTTCTGACGCTGGGCATCTACAGCGACCTTGCCTTTAAACTTACTTCTCTTCTTCTTTGCCATAGAATCCTCCATGTTTGTAAATTGTTTGTATTATTTCTTCTTCCTTTTCATCTTTACCTTGCTGTTGCTTGTCGTCTGCTGTTCCTTTGCTTCCCATTCCTTGCTCAGGTCTCTTGGGACGGAAGGGCCTGCAAAATACTGCTGGCCGTGCAGCCTTACAAGGTTCTCCAGGGCCGCTTTCTTTTGATCAATTGCCCGGACGGCATTCAAGGCCATATCAAATTCGTACTTGGTATTCAGGTAAGCATCCAGGGCTTCCTGATGTTCGGGCTGCAGGATAATTGTATTGGAGACAACACCTTCGGTAATCTTTGTTAGGTCAAAGCTGTCTGGATTTGCCCGAATATCTTTATCCAGCTCTGCCTTGGTAACTTCCAGGTGCTCCTTTGCTTTATCCATCTCCAATTTGCATTCGCTGCAATACCTGCCGTACTGCATCATTAGCCGAGCCTGTTGCAGCCATTCTACATCCAACGCGCTTTCGTCTATTGTTAGGTCCTGTTCGTAATCCATAATCCCTCCTTATTGATATTATACTTATTTGCTGGTGTTTGACTTAGGGCTGTTCTCCATAGACGACAGAATAGCAAGCAAAGACAAGCCCTGGGAATCCAGTATTATAGAACGGCTCGATGAATTCTTCCATGACTGCCCCTGCTTGCGGGTTATCTCCTTTCAGCAGTACCGAACTGCAGTACCCAAGTACCTGCCGCCTGATGTCTTCTGGGTCCTGGTCTTTAAGATCAGTCAAGATATTGGCAATCTTTTTCCACCCAGACCCGTCCATCAACCCCCTGCATAATTCAATTGATTGGGCCTGGGTTTCCTGTGCAGAAAGGGCAACAGCAATCCGGGAGTCTGGTTCTACAGACAGGACTTGATCAAGTATCTGCAGGGCATTCCTTGGGCGCCCTTGTGCACTTTCTATAATGGCTTCATAGACAGGCTTGAGCAGGGATTCATTTTCAGCCTTGACTGTTTTTCTTAGCAAGACCATCATTTCTTCTGTTGATAATTGCTTGACCTGGAACTGGCTGCATCTGCCCCGGATAGTAGGAATCAGTTTCTGCGGGTCCGTGGTACATAGAATATAATAAATATGGCTGGGAGTATCTTCCAGGGCTTTGAGCAATGCATTTTGAGCATCATTTGACAACTTGTGGCACTCGTCGAGTAACCAGACTTTACAAGGGCCTTCCAATGGCCTGAACTGCGATTGCTTACGGATGTCCCTGATACTATCAATGCCCCGGAAATCAGCAGAATCAATTTCCCGGAAATCTGCTCCCTTGCATCCAAGTTCATTGGCAATGATCCGTCCTGTAGTGGTCTTTCCGCAACCTGTGGGTCCATGCAGCAGGAAACTATGCGGCTTGTCATCCCTTGCTAAACAGGCTTTGAGGGATTCTACAAGTTCACTATTTCCTGCCAACGTATCCAGGCAATCAGGCCTGTGTTTAAGATAAAGTGTCATTATACCTCCGGTAATTTATATGCTTCTTTCATATTCCAGGACCCATCAACCGGGCCTAAATCTGCCTCGACATCCAAAGGAACGCAAATCCACTTCCATGCTGCCGGCAGATCCTTACAAGTTACCCGCCTGATAATCTGAGCGACTTCTTCTAATTCATCTGGGTTTACATCCAATACAACGGCATC